CTCAGGCCGTGCCCTCGGCCGGCGAAACGTGAAGCTCAACCGTTGAGGCATCGGTCACGTTGTTGTCAACCGGTTTCTTTTTCGGCCCGCCATACTGCAGATACTCGGCCGAGGCTACCACCGCGTTTTGCGTGGCTCGATCCACATAGAGCCTCACGTAACGCTCGGCCGGCCGGTAGAGATCGATCATGAAGATTTGACCGTCATCGTCATCGGCGATCGTGATCCCGGTGCCCTCGAGATCGGCCGCGTCGGAGAGATCGCTCTCGGCACCCTGTTGAGCCTTGATCGAGGTGACCGCCGATCCGGTGATCTCACCCATCCGGACCAGCATAAGCACCCCCTCGAAATTGGCCATATCGAGCGTTGTGCCCTCGATATCGGTGGTAGCAGCCGCGCCGGCCGTTGGTGTCACGGCCGTTGAAACTTTCACACTTTTTGACAGATTCATTGTATCCCCCTCTTGGTTGGTCGCTCAGAGCTTGGAGCTCGGCCGGCGAGGTGCCGGCCGAGCACTCAGCCACTAGGCGAGCTTGACCCTCACAAAGGCCTCGGAGAGCACCGGCATTCCATCGCTTTCCAGCCGGCCGATGATCCCGATTTGGTTGGTGGCCGCGTAGAGCTCAACCAACCGCTGAAATTCCATCGCCAGGGCATCAGCGATCCAGTAAAAAGAGAAGTCGCCGAGGATCCCGACATAGAGCCCGGTTGTAAAGGTGTTGGGTGCATATTCGCTCATGTGCGTTGGCAAGCCGAGCACCCGATCCGGCTCACCGACTCTCACACTCTCACGCCAGATGTATTGACCGTTTCCGTCTTTCAACTTGGCGATCTGTTTCTGGCCATCCCGGTGGAAAATCCACCGCGCCCTCGGCCAATACTGAGATTTGAGCGTGTACTTGGCCTCGATCAAACCGTCGAACTGGATCTCATCGTCCAGGTTGCCCTCGGATACATCGCGAGAGGTTGGAATCCCCAGGTCAGAGGCCGTGAACACCCCCAACGGTTGGTTGGCACCGGACCCGTTGAGATATGCGTTCTCAGCCGTAACGCCGAACTTGTAACCAAGCCGCTGTTGAACCAAGCTCTCAACGCTCGGCACCTTGCGCCAGAGCTTCCGCGAGATCTTGATATACTTGGCCAACGGGTGAGGATTGAGCTCGCGAAAGCCAAACTCCATGCTCGAATCTTCCGAACCGATCGCGAGCTCACTTGTCCAGGTTGGATCGGCCGGATCCGTGTCCAGGCTTGGAGCACCCAGGCTCTCAGCGTTGGGCACCGAAAAAATGGTGGCGAACTGCCGCATAAACACCGCGTTGTCAACCACTTGGATCAACCGATCCACAAATTGCATCGGCGCCACCAGGTAGCCGCCCAGGGTGTCAGCGTCCGCTTGGAGGGCTCGCATCTCGGCCGGTTGGATCTCACGGCCGCGCCGGAGCCAGGAGTCAAACGCGATCGCCCTCACCACCGTTGACAAGCTCACCGCCTCACGCCACTCTCGATCACTTGCCCACGCCGGCGAGCTTTCGTTGAGGGCCCTCAAACCACGGCTCACAAACTGCAAATGAGCCACGTCGATCGAGCCGCCGGCCGGGTCAGGTGGCGTGCCGGGTGTCACCGGTGCCGCCAAGTCAGCCTCGAGGGCCACTTGGCGCTCGATCATGGTGATCGTGCTCATAAGGTTGTCAGCCTCACCCATCAGACGATCCCACTGTTCTCTTTCCTCGGCCGTGAGATCGCGTTTCTCTTGCTCGGCCGTGTCCAGGAGGCCGCGAGCCTCGCGAATCAGGCCGGCTCTTTTCTCTCTCAACTCTTTCGGATCCATCACAAACCCCCTTTTGGTTGGTGGCCGGCCAAGCCGCCGGCCGCGTGTTATTCTCTCTCAGCGAGCTCAAGCCGGCGCCGGCGCAGGTTGAGATCCACTTGGATCTCACCATCCTCGGCACCATCCAGCAGGTGGCCCCCTTGGGCCGGCGTGTTGGTGGCTGAGAGCTCGATCACCGTGGCTCTCACCTCGGCCGTTGTCTCAGGATAGGCCGGAAAAGTCACCACAGAGATATCATAAAGCCGCACCTCGTCAAGATGGCGCAAAAGCTCAGTATCGGCGAGCTCACCGGCGCTCGTTTCCCACCGGTCGCGCACCGGCTCAAACGCAAAGCTCATTTGATCCACGTCGCCGCGTTCCATCGAAACCATAAGATCGTCGGCCCAGGCTGCAGCCGGTGGCGTGATCTCGAACGCAAGCCCGGTTTCATCCTCGGCGAGCTCGAGGGTGCCGGCCCGGTTTCGGCCGAGCACCCGGTTTGAGTCATGGTTTTGCAGAGCCCGGATATCAGCCTCTTGGATCGTTTTGGTGAAAGCCCCAGAGTGGATCACCTCGCGAAAGCCGCCGAGATCCACGCTCTCACTCTCGAAAACCGCCGCGTGGCCCATGATCCGCCGTGGCTTGTCGCCATCGCCACCCACCACCCGGAGCTCGCCCAGGTGCAGAGCTCGCCGCTCGATCCCTTCCGGCCGAGCCGGCACCACCACCGAGCGGAGATCGGCCGGCTCAATCTCGGCATCCTCGAGGTGAGCCGCGAGGTGGTTGTATACCCCTTGGCGATCACCGTCTGGGATATCGGCGCCACCCATCGCGCCGTTGAGCACCCCGATCCCGGATTGGCACCCCTTGATTGAGGCTGCACCGGGCTCACCATCGGAGTCAACCAGGTGGTGAGGGAACTTGTAAGCCCCCTTGGTTGTTTCGTCGGCATCCGGATCGCGCCACGCATAGATCCGGCCATAATACGCCGGACCCTCGCCGCTCTTGGCGTTTTTCTCGGCCTTGCCGGCATCCCAAGAGCCGCCGTCTGTATCGGTCTTGTGTTTCTTGATTGCCGCCACTGTATCCCCCTCTCAGGCTCAAGCCGCCATCGTCACACAATCACAACCATCGTGAGCCGGAGCGTGTTTCACGTTTCGGCTCACCTTGAGAGGCCGCTCGGCCCCTTCCGGCTCAAAATCGGTGCCGCCGGTCAGAAACTCACCCCGGATCCCCACGATCCGGCCGTTGAGACTGTTGCAGTAAGGACAGGATTGGCCGATCGCCACCCACCGGAGCCGCCGCACGCCGGCGAAACCATAGAGAGCCACCGCGAGAGCGTTGTGGAACCTCACGCTCTCACCGCCGGCGATCTGTTGTGGCCGAGCCTTGCGCCACCCATCGAGCTCAGCCTCAAGAGCCTCAAACCACGGCTCACCGGCCGCTTGTGCAGCCCTCACGATCTCAAGAGCTCGATCCTTGCTCTTGGCTACGTGCCGGCGAGAGTAAGCCTCAATATAGGATTGAGCAAACGGCTCAACCTCGGTCGGCATCTCTCTCACCTCGGCCGTGGTGGCCATGCCACGGCCGCCGAGCTCGCCGGCCACCTCAGCCGCCACCAACTCACCGTAAGACCAGGCGATCGGCCGCATGGCGCCGGCCACGATCCCCCGGTGCTCGGTGTAATAGTCACCGAGCCAAACCTCAAACCCTGCCAGATCGCCACGTTTGGCGAAGCGGCCGGCCGCGTTGGCCACATCGTTGGCCTCTCGCCGGATCACCCTGCCGGCCGCCTCGAAATACTGCCGGCGCCACGCCACCGCGAGCCGGTGCCGAGATTGGCCATAGTCCCGGAGCTCGAGGGCCACCGATCGCTCGCCATCCCCCTCGGTTTGAGGTGGCGCGTTGGCTGCCGGCTCGGTCGATCCGAATTGGCCGGCCTCGCCGGCCGGCACCATATTGAGAGGCACCATATACAGATCGCCACCCTCGATCGGATTGAGATTTTCCATCTCTCTCACATCGTTGGCCGAAAGCCAACCGTTTTGCCGGCCGATGGAATAAGCCGCGAACCTCGCCGCCGTGTCACCCCTTAGCAGCCCATCCACCAAGAATTGAGCGAAATACTTGAGTTGATCGGCCGAGCTCAAAAGCCGCGTGTCGATCGCTTGCTCCCATCGGACCAACCAGGGCCCAAGGGTGTTTTGCACAAAGTCAAGGCTCTGTTGCTCAATATTGGAAAACGTCGCACGCTCGAGATCGCCGATCATGTGCGGAGGCACCCGGTAGAGGCTTGCGATCTCGGTTCTCTGAAACTTCCGGGTGGCCAGGAATTGAGCCGCGTCGGGTGGCACCCCGATCTCTTGGATCGTTAGACCCTCTTCCAAAACTGCTACTCGGTGGCTCGCGCTCAAACCTTGGTGCCGCTTCTCCCAGCTCTCTCTCAACCGCCGGTGAGCTTGGTCGCTCAATTGCCCAGGGTGTTGGAGCACCACGCCGGGCACCGCGCCGTTTCCGAAAAACCTCGCGCCAAACTCCTCGGTGGCCAGAGCCAGGCCGATCGCTTGCCGAGCCAATTGGATCGGCGAGAAACCCACAATCCCGTTGAAACCCAAGCCGCGCAGGTGCAGCACTTGATCCGGCCGGAACCGGTAGCCCGGTTTGCCGTTTTTGTCAGGTTTCGGTAAGGTGTAAGCGTATTCGAGCACACCGTCAGCCCGGCCCACTTGCATCTTGTCGGGCCGCAGAGGCCAAAGCCCGATCACCTCGCCGGCGCCGTTGATCTGGATCTCGGCGTAAGCATTCCCCCAAAGAGCAAGGTGGCCCATCAGCACCTCACGCAACTCAAAAGAGGTCATCTCGCCGTTGGGTTTGAGGTGCAGGATCGGGTATAGCGAATGATCCGGCGCCCTCTCTTTTCCCCTCGGCGAGAGTCGCCGGTATACGTGCAAAGGCAAAAACGCCACCGATTCAGCGAGCACCCGCACGCACGCAAAGACCGCCATCACCTCAAGAGCCGTGCTCTCGCTCACCGTGGCGCCACTCGCCGTTTCCCAGGCACCCCACCGGCTCACCCAAGCCGGTGGCTCTTGGCTCACGTGAAACGAACTCCCCAAGGTGGCACGTCGCTCAAATAGCGTTGTCAAGAGTCCCATGTCAGGCACCCACCGTTAAGATCATCACTCACCCCCAGGCCGCGGCCCTCGCCGGCCCCAGGCACCAAAGAAACCCACCACAAAGAGCATGATCCCGGGCACCGCCAAGCCCAGAGGTGGCCAGATCCACCAAAGCCCCACGCCGAGCAGGACCAGGCCGGCCAGGGCCATCACGTCAAAGAGATCCGGTTTCACGCCGTGCCTGTCCCGAGGCCATCCGAGGGGAGCTCTTGGAGGTAGCCGATCACCTCGGCGATCTCTTGGATCGCCACGTCCAACTTGGCGATCAACGCCGCGAAATCTGGCCCAGGTGGTGGCTCGGGTGGTTGGCTGCCGGCCATCCACTCGAAAACCGGCTCAAGATGGCGCCGGTTGTCAAAGATCATCCCCAAGCCCACCACGCAGTCAGCCGGCCGCTCGCACCACAGAGCCCCGGGCCCTCGAGCCGTGGTTTTCGGATCATAGTGATCGCCGCTGCCCATCGCAAAGCCGATCGCGCCGTTTGCATCAGCATGGCCGCTCACGCCGTGAGAAAACCACTCAGCGAGCTCAGCCGGTAAAGGCTTGAGATCGCCTGAGAGCTTGCCGGCCGCAATATCAGAGCCCCACGCTCGCGCCACCGCGATCCCCTCGGCCGGCTCGCCAAAGTCACCGCGCACCGTGGCCACCACCGAGGCCGTGCCGGCCCGCTCTCGGAGCTCGATCACCCGAAACGCACTCGCCGAGGTGGATCGCCAGATTAGAACGTCACCATACTCAGCCGCGAGCCACGCCGCCGTTTGTTCGGCGCCCTGTTGGTCGAAAACCTTGATCTCATTCGGTATCATCGCCACCACCCTCGCCGGCATCCTCGGCCACCTCAGCCTCGGCCACCACAAAGAGCTCGAACTCGCCACCCAGGACGATCGCTTGATTGTCTGGAAAATGGCGCCTCAACTGTTTTTCGAGATATACTTGGTAGTTTGGCCGGATCGGCGTGTTGGCTCTCAAAACCAGCAGATCACCGGGATTGAGCTCAAGTCTCATCACCTCAGAGATCAACTCGGCACCATCGATCGCCACTTTTGCCGCTTTCTTGGTCATCATTCCCCCTCGCCTAGTGATAGGATCCCGCGCTCATCATAGATCGAGCCGGTTTCGTCCTCTCGGTGGCGCATCGCTCGATCCAACGCCATAATGGCCGCCACCATACCATCGATCTTCTCTGTGCTCTTGGCTTTGTTGGGTTTGACGTTGCCGGCCGCGTCGGTGGAAACCACCATGTTCGAGGCCATCCACTTGGCCACCCGGTGACCGTTGTGGCGCAATTGAGCCCCCTTGGTGAGTCTCATAAGCTCTCGCGTTGGATTGGCCATGCTCGCGAAACCTTGCCCAAAGCCCACCATCTCAAAACCAAGCCCGGTGAGCCGGTTGGACACTTGGAAAGCCCCCCATCGGTCGAAAGCGATCTCTCTGATATCGTAGAGATCACCAAGCCCCTCGATATCCCTCACAATAAAATCATAGTCGATCACGTTGCCCTCGGTGGCCGAGAGTAAGCCATCCCTCACCCAGGCATCATAAGGCACCCGGCCAATTCGCGCTCGCTCGGTGATCGCATCCTCGGGCACCCAAAACCACCACAGAAAAGCGTAATCCTCGATCTCACCGGCCTCACTCGGAAAGCAGAGAGCCAAGCTCGCAATATCGCTTGAGCTCGCCAAGTCCAAGCCGGCATAACACCGGGCACCCTCAAGCAAAGCCGGATCAAACGGCCGCTCACACTTGGCCCACAGGTGCATCGGCATCCATCGCGTGTGTTGCTCTGTCCAGATATTGAGGTGTAGCCGCTTGAACGTGTTTTCATAGGCTGGAATGTTCCGAGCTCGCCGCGCCTCGTTTTGGAGGTAGGCCAGCTTGACACTCACGCCGAGGTTTGGGTTTGCTCGGTGCCAGAGATCTTCATTAAGCCAGTCCAGATCGCCGGCATCCTCGCCGGCATCCTCGGCCGGCTCAACCTCGATCACCGGTAAGCCATAGAGCTCAGCCGCCAAAGGGGCCAGATCGCCGGCATCCTCGGCCGCCTTGGTCGACTCGGGCACCTCGCCGGCATCCTCGGCCGGCTCATCCTCGGCGAGCGGATCGGTAGCCGCGTAGATCACAGGCAAAAAGGTTGGATCGTCGATCGTTCCCTTAAGCACCCGGATCGCGTATTCGTGCCACTCACCACAAACCGTTTCGGTGTTGAAACCGGCCGTGGTCAGGAAAACGATCAAAGGCTGCCGGCGTGCACCGGTGGACGTGATCAACACGTCCACAAGATCCCTCGTCGGTTGAGCGTGCAATTCATCCACTACCACGCCGCTCGCGTTGAGGCCGTGTTTCGTGTAAGCGTCTGCAGAGAGAACCTTATAAGAGCCACCGCTCGCCGGCGCCACGATCGAGCGTTTCCAGGTTTCGGCCCTCTTGGAAAGCACCGGTGACTTTTCCACCATCGTTTTGGCCAATTCGTGAACGATCCCCGCTTGATCGCGATCGGCCGCCGCCGAGTAAACCTCGGCGCCCATCTCGCCATCGGCGAAAAGCAGAAAGAGAGCGATCCCGGCCGCGAGCGTGCTCTTTCCGTTTTTTCTCGGTATCTCGATATAAGCGATCCGATATCGCCGAGCCCCCTCGGCATCTTTCCAACCGAAAAGAGGCCGGATCACCTCTTCAGATTGCCAAGTCTCGAGCTCGAACGGTTGGCCGGCCCACTCGCCTTTCACGTGCACCAGCATCCGAGAGAAAAACCTCTCGGCCAACGTGGCCGCTTGCTCATCAAAGTGGTAGCCGTTGTCGCTCACGTGCCCACCCGCTCAAAATCACCGGTCAGGATCTCGGCGATCGTTTTCTCTCTCGGTTTGGCCACTGTCACCCTCGATCGTGAGCTCGGCGTGAGCCCGAGCTCGGCCGCCGCTCTCAGCATATCGCGCCGAGCAGTATTGACAATGCCGATGAGCGGGTGTTGGATCACGTTTCCCTTGTCGGTGATCGTGAGAAACTTGGTATCGCCGAGCCGCTTGAGAGCGTGCTCAGCCTCAACCCATATCCCATAGGCTGAGCAGTAAGCCGCGAATGCCCCCAGGTCAACGATCGTGAGAAGCCCAAGCCGATCGAGCTCGCGAGCGAGCCGCCGCCACTCTTTTTGACCGTAGCGATTGAGGTGGCGAGGTGCCCTCGGAATGTAAGGAAGCCGCCCAGGCTCAGGCTCAAGATCGTTGAGAGGCCGGCGCCCAGGAT